TACCAATTACTTTATGTCTTAGATATTTATTTTCTACAATTGTTTGAGATTCTAAATAACTATATTTACTACCTTCAATGCTTATCTCTGTATATTTATCCTCACTTTTAACACTGGAATCTTCTTGAACACCATATTCTGATAATAGCGAAATTGAATTTGATTGAGCATATTCTCCTGTTTTTAACTCGTAATAATATTTATAGTGATTATCTAATATATCGGATTTATGTATATCATCTTTATCCTCTGAAATCTGTACCTTATCTTTAGAATACTGATAAATTACAGGGGATTTGGAACTAGGCATAGCCTTTACAATTTTTGTTTCTCCATTAACATTTATTGCATAACGCCCATCTGATAAAAGAACGGCAGTGGGTTCAAAAGTGACCCCAATTTTACTATTACTTTCTACGTTTAAATCACTAAGAGTAATCGCCCCAGATGTTAAAGCCAAAGCAACCCAAGAAATATCTTTTGCATGACGCAATGTTGATGTAGTACTTATCGCAAATGTTGAATCATTTGCGGCAACAGTTCCTAATGCTCGATAAGTTTGTGCAGCACGCATACCAATTGCTGCCTCATTTGCGGCTAAAAAAGCAGCATCATTTGCTGCAGCTTCACCCGCAATAGATACAGCTGCTCGTCTTGCTATAACACGTTCAAAAACTTGAGTAATAACTCGAGCAGCAAGCGCAGGATTCGCATACACCTGATAAGGAAAATACAAAATATTAAGAATCAAACTTAAAATAATTAATCGTTTAATCCAATTACCACAACCCAACCGCATATTATACCCAGTAGAAAATAAGCTAAATCCCATAACATACGCAATCCAAAGAAAAAAGGGGATATCAATCCCCTTATTATTATTTTCCAAATAGCCCCAAAATAAAGCGAATGCCCATTTTTGCAATACGTGGCCCAATTAATACACCGCCTGCTGCGATAATTCCAGCAATCACCGTTGAAAAATCAACTTGATTAAGCATACCAGAAACATCGATTTGTACTTTTTGTGCCGATTCACTACCAGCAAAAGCGCCAACGGAAGATCCCAAAGCTACAGCAGCAATGAGATATTTTTTTAAATGTGACATAAGAAACTCCTTATATTGAGTTAAAATGATGTGCTTATTTAAAAATTGCTATCACTGCCCCTACAGATTTAGCGATTAAGTAAAAAATAAGCACAATACCAAATGAAAAGCCAAAACTATCAGTATGATGAATAAAATCACCAACTGAAAAGCCTTGATTTTCATTTCCTGAAAGTGCCACGGATTGAAGTTTTACTGCCTCTATCTTTGGCACTTTCAAAATCACATCATTACAACCATCTCCACCGAAATTCATATAAGGGTGACAAAACTTAGTTGTAATTTCTATTTCATCGCTCATTGTTTTAATTCTTCAATAAGCGAACTTTCATCAAAATTATAAGTAATACCTTTACGACCATTTTCCATAGCCCATTCACGAGGATAAACAAGCACCATTACCGTCTTATCCTTTAAGCGATTAATCGTATTTCTTAACGCATCATTCATAGAGCGATCATCAATCTTAATTTCTTGAATTGATGTGTTATAACCGCCATAACCATCAGGCTCTTGTAATTGAACCCCCATGTTATGACGATCTTTTACTTCTCCAGTCTCTCGATTAGTAAAAGATGAAGATTTATACCCTTTTAAAATACCTACAATATAAAATCCGGTACGCATAATTAATTTCTCCTAATTGATGATGAAAAGACTTATTTATTAAACAACAAAACGTAACTGAGGAGCGTTGCTTGGAAATTGATAAAAATCAGGGGCTTTAAATGGTCTTACAATGATATTTTCACAAGATATAACTCGAACAGCCTGAAATTTCTCAATATCACATGGAGTTGCAATATCAATTCCGATTTTTCTAAGATTTGCTCGATGACGCTTGAATGTTGCGGAAGACAAATTACTCAAATCTTCACCTGAAGACCAACGCATAGCATAAAAAGCTGATGTGTTAGCTTTTCTTAAAGAATCAACAACTCCATTTGATACTAATTGCTCTGCTATGGTTTCTAATTTAATTTCGCTAACATTTAATTTTTTATACATATCAATAAATCCTTGATGTATTGTTTCTAGCTTAGAAAAATCACTGATACCCCAATAACATAAATTTTCACGCTGTAAATATCTTGATTTTAATTTCTGCTCAAAACGTACTACGCCATTTTCTTTACAATATTCATAAACATTTTTGTAATATCTAAACTCTTGTGATTCTTCACCAAATTTACGCTTAATCTTGTCATAAGAATGAACTTGCATTTCTTCGTGTTTTATATAACAACTTGGATAAATTAAATTGGCATTTCCTTTTTCACTAAGCCAATCCGTGGTGCAACCATTTGTATGAAGTCTGCCAATAGAATTTCTATAACGCATCTGTGATAAGGCTTTTAGAAATGTACGCTCATTACCCTTACCAACAGCTTTATTAGTAGTAATATCTAAACGTTTAATGATTGCGCCATTAGAAAATTTTGAGACCTTAGAACCATCTTCTCCTTGGCGATAAAAAATTTCAGTGCAGCGAGTAAAGATTGGTAATTTAAGAGAGGAAAGAATTGAATTAAAACAGGAAACGCAGCTATCTACAGTATCAAAACCAAAAACATTTTCTACTCGCCCCCATCTACTTGGATTGCCAGCCATACGAATAACTGAACCTGAAATTTTTAAACTTACTTCGTCGCAATAACTGCCCTTATGATGATAGGTCCCAGTCTTAATACCACTTTGCATTTCCCCAGTATCTAAATGAATTCCCACTAAACCAAAATCAAAAATAGAAAGTAAGACTTCATTAGGAATATCAATTCCAAAGTCTTGTTCTATTTCTAACCAGTCAATAAAGAAATTCATTACACATGCTCACAGTATCACAAGTGATAATAAAATAAATCAAAAATCATTTGTGAGCAAGTGAAATGTATCACAATGAAAAAAATATTTTTGTGAGCTATGATATAGAATCACAGATGCATTATTTGAGTGAATAAAAGTATGAATAAACGAAAAAATCTAGGTGTTCCTGCCGAAACACATATGAGAATTGAAAGAGTGGCAGTTGAGATCACAGCTAAAACGGGTAAAGTGACTAAATGGACTGACGTTGTTAACTTTATGATAGAAAACTATCTTAATGAAGCAAAGCTAGATATGATAGGAAAACTTGCCCCAAATTCTAAAGAAGCTTTTATTTCAAAGGCTATATATAGAGAAAAAGAATAAATATAAAAAAGTATCAAGTTTGATACCAAAGTTCGGGTGTTACAGAACTCCCGAACTTTTTTGAGCAAAAAACAACCACAGGAGGAAGGAATGACAAGGATAAAACAGTTAATGCAAAAAATAATGATGGAAAAAGAAATAAATAAACCAGATATCTACATTTATAAAGTTAAATATGATGAAGATCGCAATGTTATCAGTAGTGTCAAAGTAAAGTTTACTTCAGATGGCTCCATGTTCAGTTTATCTAGAGAATTAATAGTTTCCTTACTGAAAACAGAAAAATTATCAATCAAAACTGGTACGAAAAAAAATGGTACATGGATTACTGGGGATGATGTAGTTCTCTATAATGATGAGTTCATCACAACCGCAGGAAACAAAAGAAAGTCTGATAATTTAGAAAATTTACCTGAATTTTAGCCAAAATAGCCAGCAAATTGCTGGCTATTTTCTTCTGAAAAATCTTCTTCTTGAGGGAATCGGGCTAAACACTTTAATGAAATCATCCTTATCTATTGGCACACTTGAATTTCTAAGCTCAGTCAAAAATGCAGCCAAATGTTCACATAAATCGAACCGGAGATCGCTTTCCTGTCTTGTGTAAAATCGCTTAGACTCAAACCTAATCTCAATAGTATCAATCGTACAATAAACTCGGTAATCATCCATTTTCAATAATCTAACCGCATTCAGAAAATGTATCGGTGTTATGTCTTTTAATGTAATATCTGCCATAAAATCAATAAATTAATTTCGCATAATAGCGGATTATGTGTAAATTCTTGCGCGGTGCGTGCGCTATTATACCGCGCTTCGAATTGTAACATAATCCGAAAAACNTAATAATACAACGTCACATCTTAATGCTAAGTTTTAAATTGTAATGAGTTATCCCTGCAATAAAGTGCTCAGATTTTACATAGCGCGATCTTATTTTTTAACTTCTATATTCTATTGAAAATATCATTTGGCTTGGCCTGAAAAATCTTTGAAAGAAGAGTATAAATTCATCCTATAAGCGTGACTTCACAATTAATTAATTTAACATAATATACATTATGCGAAATTAGTTATCAGGTTAGCGAAAGCTACGGATTAAATAAATCACACAGTTATGCACAAGTCAC